AATGGAATTCAGATCTTGGGCGGATGAACGGGATCCTGTCATCTTTTTGAGTTGTTGTACACTATAAGAGTAAAAAAATCTGCAATTCTGTGCCACACCGCCGCAGCAACATAATCTTCTTTTTTTATGCTCTGATACGCAGACGAGGCACGACTATCACATGATATCCATGTGTCCTGAACACGTCCACCATTTGGCGCTTCTGCGCTACGGGTATCTGTATCTCGAGACGGCCCGCATTTCCTTTCGCGTCCTTCGAAAGGACGGGAGGACCCTGGCCCTGTCCCCAAATCTCGGCCACACGATGGATGGTTGCGCCACTCTCATCATCTTCCGTCTGCAGGATGTGGTAGTAGTCATCTCCTTTCCCGTCTTCCAGCGCAAGCCCAAAGGCGACGATCGTGTTTTCGCCCAGTCTCGTACGCGCATCGCGCACCGTTCGCATATAGGTATCGTACGATGATATACCACTCATGATGTCTTATCCTGGTGTGTGTTTCGTGTCATCTTTATGCCTAAAATACATACTAGAACAAAAATTTGAAAAAGGCATCGATCGATTTGATCCACACACAACCACCATGAGTTATCCTTTTGGCAGTGGCGGCGGCGGGTCTGCGCTGTTGACACCTTTCGGAGGCGTGGGCAAAAAAAGGCTACACAAAAAGAATATGATCGACGCAAGAACCAAAAGAGAGCTCGAAAGGAGAATCCGGGACATGCGCAAGCGCTCTCCGCCTCATCTCGCCGATCGCATCGCATTTTTCGATAAGTTGATGCTGATGCTGGATCTTTTGGAGAGACAAAAAGTCACCTTTCAAGACTATCACGTGCGGGACATGATGTCTACGCTGCATTTGTATACCAGAGGAGACTCCGAATTTGATTCGCTCACACAAAAGCTACAGCAGATGGAGACGGATTCATTGACGCCTCTGGGAAGAATCTCGGAGAACAAGTTTGTGGATTTCAAAAACATGCAAGAGATTCATGAATTGAAGGACGAGCTTCAGCTCGCTCCCTCTGAAATAGACAAACTCGGCCAATTGTCTCCGCGCGTGTTTGACAAGTTTTATGACATTGCTGTCCATGATCTCTTTCATCCTTATCGTCTACCTTTTCCTCAAACGAGTGTCTTTTACACGAATTCTACACAATTCGAGGTCCATATGGAAAAAGTATTGATGACCGCGCTACATACCCACAACTTTGCGCTGTTCAAGCACTTGGTCGACAAGCATCCCCGTTTCATGCACCAGTTGAATTTCGCCAAGACATTATGTCTATCGCCTTTGTACTACAATGATGTGCACATTTTCCAATTCTTACGCGAGTCGTTCCCTGATATGCCCTTTCACATGGAAGACATCGAGCTCGCGCTGGAAAAGTGTGAGAAAGACATCGATCCCAAAGGCGTATGTTATTTCACGACTATGCTGAAAGAGATGGACGATGAACTGCTTTGAAGATTATATGCGTTTTTATTTTTTTTTGGTGACAGACCTTCAAACTTTGACCAAAAAATTGGATCTGATCGGTTCATTTATAAATGCGTATAAATTTTGAAAAATCCATATTTACATATCTAGCATGTCTCTTCCCATTTCTATAAGTATGGAGGCCAGATCTATCGGTGCGGTATTAGGATGCATGTGCGGAGATGTATTGGGCGCGTGCGTGGAAGGCTGGCCTGCCGAGAAAATCCACGCCATTTTTCCCAAAGGACTGCAACATTTTCAACACCATGAGAGAGGATTCGGGCGATACACCGATGATACACAGATGACCCTGGCACTGGGACAATCCATCATAGATGCCGGGAAAGTCGATCCCGCACATGCAGCTCTGGCATATGCGACATCCTTTGATATAGCCCGTGGATACGGGGGCATGACTATCAATGTATTGAGTCATTTGCGCCAAACGCGAGGGTCTGATTGGCAAACGGCCGCGTCTCGATACATTCCCGGAGCAGGATCCTATGGAAACGGCGCAGCAATGCGTATATCGCCCGTGGGTATTGCCTATAGGAATGCACCCTTGGATGTTTTACATAGAGCGGTGCGGAATTCATGTGTGCCTACACATACACACCCTATTGCCATAGACGGTGCATTCGTGCTGGCCGCAGCCATAGGATGGCTGATGCATCGGTCACCTGCGATGACGTATGTAGAAAACCGCATGATACAAGATTCTTTGCTAGAATATTTGGTGGGGATCGCACATACAGAAGAGATGCGCGCAAAGTTACATCTCCTTGCCCGTCGTTTGGTCTATTTGCCGGACCAGGTAGAATGTTGGGAGACACATCTTTCATCCTCCGCATGGCGCGAAGAGTGTGCGCTTCAGCTGGAGCTGGCGGAAGGCAATCCCTTTCAAATCAAGGCGGATTCCGCCGTGGCCGTGGCACTCTGTGCCTTTTTACATCATGGAACACGATCATCTTTCTGTCCTCAAAATGCGTTCGTGGCCGCATGTCATTATGGCGGGGATACGGATACCATCGCGGCCATGGCGGGTGCGTGCTGGGGAGCATTACATGGGTATGCGATGTTACCGAAAGATTGGCTAAGGGATCTAGAAAATAATAAAATGGGGCGATTCGATGCCATCGACATAGGCTATCGTTTGGCGAAATGTGATGTCAAAACGGATGATGATGATATGGATTGTATGTGAATGAAAAGAATAAAGATATTCTACATCTTTTTTCTATTGAAAAGCAAAGACTTTTTCAAAATCTTTAATCTTCATCTTTTGGGTAGCCTTGTGTGATTCTTTTTGCCATTTTTCGGCATCTTGGGGAGTATCATAATTCTTGTCTTGCCACGCATTCTTGTGCTTGTCCAGCAGTTTGGCGTATTGGGCATCGACTTGTTCGGGTGTAAAATACAAGGGGTTTCGGCGCAAACGTGAAGATTCGAGAGGCATTCTTCGAGAATACATCGAGGGAAGTATGGATGTCACGGTAGATATTCCGCTACCATTTTGTTCCGGAGACGCCTTCAAGTTTTCATCCAGAATATCTGAAATGATTTTTTTACCCATGCTCAAGATTTCTGTGTTTTTGGTCTTGAGGACGGTCATGTAAAAGCTTTGAAAGACATCCAGCTTATCTTTGGGAATGGCCATACGCGGATCATCCACAAACGCATTGTCCTTGGACAAAACCTTGATCACCTGTAACTTTCTCCGACTGCTGCTATTACTATTGCTATTGCTTTTGCGTACGTTTCCGAAAAGACAAATCTCGGGGTGGAAAATGTTACCATTCTTTTTGTTCAGCGTCAGCATGGGTCCCCCGATATACCCATCACACTCCGGAAAGAATTCCCGGATACAATCTACCATATCGTTATCAAAGTTGGTGATGCTCATACGGGACAGGAATTGTGGGTGTCGGCCAAAGCCGTGATAAAAAGACTTGGCTTCTAAAAACACATCGGCGTGCACGGGTGGGAGAGGGTTTGTCTTTGATTTTTTGAAATCGATGACAGGAATATTGGGCATCAGCTGATCCACGAGGCCTTTGATATAATTGCCCATATTAGTGTTGTCATAAGCTTTGGCCATCAATTCCGGCAAGTCTTGTTGTATGAAAGAAATCTTGTCCTTTTGTGCCAACAAGGTCTGGCCGAGCGCCAATGTGACCAAGGTCATATACTTGTACAATTTTTTCAGCTCGTAGACGTCCTCTTGATCGATCATCGCCACATTTTTTTCTTGGGAGAGATTTTGGTTGAAAATCTGGATCTTTTTGTAGATGCGGTTCACCAGTTCAGTCACGGCATATACATCAGAGACATCAAAAAGATACAAATCCTTTTGCACTCTATAGACAAACTGGTAAGGATGTTCCGGATTTGTGTACAATAGAGAAACGAAAAAATCCGCAAACCATTGGTTATGTGTATTGTCGTTCGTTTCGGTGTCAAAAATACTTTGAAATTGTTTCCCGTTATTGACGCGTCTACCTTTGTACAGCAGCACATTTTTGGGCAACTTACGCAGGTAAAACTTGCTCTGGGGCCGATCGCCCTGGTAAGCTTCATTGAATGGAAAGTGTAAATAGTGACTGTCGTTGAGTCCCAGATTATAATTATGGATGTTGAGTTTGGAGACGGAACCATCCGTGCCATAGATTTTGGTATCATTGCTGGCATGATTGTACATGTCGGGCGAAGGCACGGGAACGATGTTTTGCCCACCTTGCGGCACGATCAAGTAATAATCCGGATAGAGGTAATTGGGGTGCGCGATGTTCATCGGTGGATGATCGGGTTGGTAAGGTTGTACGCTCATTACATACATACTTTTTCGTGATAAAAAAAATGGCGTTCTTGCATTGAGATGCACACGTAAAAAAAGGATTCATGACGGAAAATTTCCTGGGTTAGCACGTCATTGATAGTCAGATGGAGCCTATCTATCTCCGTCTCGGGGGCTCAAAAGGGAGATGACGCGTCGTTTTTTTCCATGTATGGACTATAAAACAACCCAATCAACACACATGGCCGAACAAGAAGAAGCTATTACCGTCGTGGTCAAAGATAATCTACAGGAATCGCCAAAAAACACAAAGATGGTCTCCGCATGGAAAGATCTCAAATCGAGCGCGTATTGGAAACTGTATCAAACATTGCCTTGGTACATCATGTCCTACTTGATCATCTTCATCGTCATTTATAACGCGTGCTATCCCAGCCACAAAAAATTGTCTTATCTTCAAATCGATACCCAGCATGTCGAACAAGCATGGCGCATATACACACATGCCTTCTTACACGCCGACGCCGTTCATTTGACCAGCAACTGCATCACCATATTTTGCTTGACCCTCATGCTCGGAACGGCCCATCATAAGCAACAATGGCGCATCATGATTTTATATACCCTGGCCATCTTGCACGGGACATGCGGCATAGGTTGGGAAAAACGCTTGGTCTATCCGAGTCAGCGCTTTCGCGCCATAGGCGCATCCGGCTCGGCCTACGGACTGCTGGGTATGAACACGTCTGATCTGGTCCTCAATTGGTCAGGTATGCCGCTGCGGTGGTTCCGTTTGTTCATCCTATCCTTCTTCATCGCGTTCGAATTGGTGGCGTGGTATTATCTATATTCTGATAGCGTATCCGTGAGCGGCCATTTGGGAGGCTTTTTGGGTGGAGTCATTGGCGCACCCTGTCTTTTAATTGACGCATCTCATCCTCATCATGAGGATGTGGGATTGCTACGCATCGTGATGTCCAGCGTCTTATATGCATCCTACACCATTGCGGGTCTCGTCAATTATTTTACGTTTGCGGCATCCTCGTCCTGAAATGACACACGCACACACATGCGCGGATATGCTGAAGCATAGTTCCGTAAAAAAAATAAAGAGACAATAAAACTTTTACACCACATTTCTTTTTTTACTTACATATATAAGTGTTTGGAACATAAAGTAGAATAGAAAAGACAACATCAAATGGACATTGTATTTTGTGCTTATGTTTATGGACCAGAGTGGCAAGACATTGCGTATTTCAAGGACATCAACACCGCACTCGCGCATTTGAAAAGAGATTACCAACAGCAAGATGCGAGTTGGATGGCATCTTTTCGTCCCATAGTCGTATCCTATAGCATAGGGAATGGAGAATGTTTACAAGAAAAAAACATTTGGAAAATAGATAATAAAGACGGTGAGCCATATAGCCGCACGGCCGATCAAGAATGGGGGTGTTGAACAAGAATTTGAGATACCATATAAAAAAGTATATAAGTCAAACATGTGTTTTTTCATACGGATAGATGTCTGCAGCTTTTTCTGCTACCTCACATGACGTGCCATTTCTCGCACTCTTGCACCGCGTCCTCGACCATGGAGAACATCGCCGCGACCGCACAGGCACAGGCACCATCTCTCTCTTCGGCGAGCATTTGCGTTTCGATATATCCCAGCGCGTCCCGCTCTTGACCACCAAATACGTGCCTTGGAAAACCGTCATCAAAGAACTCCTTTGGTTCTTGCAGGGCAATACGGATGCCAAAGACCTCCAGGCACAAGGTGTGCATATCTGGGACGGCAACTCCTCGCGGTCTTTCCTGGATGCGCGTGGACTCGGTGACTTGGAAGAAGGCGATATAGGGGCAGGTTACGGCTTTCAATGGAGACATTTCGGCGAGCAATACAAAGGATGTGGCGAAGCTTATGCTGGTTTCGATCAGATCGCTTACATCATTCACCAACTCAAGCATGATCCGTTCAGTCGGCGTATTTACTTGAGCGCATGGAATCCCGCACAGCTCGATAAAATGGCGTTGCCGCCCTGTCATGTGAGCTGTCAGTTCTATGTGTCCATGAAAGGAGAACGAGAAAAACCCACGCTGAGTTGCCATCTGTACCAGCGCAGTGCGGATATGTTTCTGGGCGTGCCTTTCAATATCTTTTCATATACGGTATTGGTGTATATTTTGTGCAGCATCTGTGACATGCGCCCGGGTGAATTGATCGTCTCTTTGGGTGATGCGCACATATACAAGGACCATGTGCCGCAAGTCAAGGAGATGCTGAACCGACAACCTTTTGTGTCCCCGCGCCTCGAGGTACAGCAGAAGAAGAGTTTGGAAGAGCTAGATATAGGCGATTTCAGTGTGCATGAGTACCTGTACCATCCCAAACTCGTGGCCCAGATGAGTGTTTAGCTAGCCGAATATACATACACAAGCATCACTGCAGGTGTATTTATTTTATTCTCCTTCCATACATAAACAACATATCACGATGACTAAGCTCACCGACTTTCAAAAATGGAAATATTCTCTTTGGACACTGGGTGTCTTTGTGCTCATCATGAATCCGCTCACTTGGCGCGGGCTTTTTGTGTTGACCCAGAATCCATGGTTGAACTTTGCGCTACAATCCATCATCTTTCTGTTGGCGGAAAGAGCATTGATGGAATTGGGTTGATGAGTTATTTCTTTTTTATGCGAGTGTATCCGAACGTGTTGAAGCACACACGGATGCAGGCACATTTCTTTCGTGACAGCTTTGCACTATCCAATTCTTTACACGGCAGCGGACATCTTGTAAACGTTTCCGGTCCAAAATACTGAATTTGTACTTCCAAGTACATCGCATTTGCTTCCCGTACACATCTATTTGAATCCAGCAGCATGCGACAGAACCTTCCAAAATGTCACGTCGGTTTATACACATGTAATCTTCCATGATGCGATACATGTCGATGTCATCCTTGGTGCTGTGGAGCGGAAAGGTGATGTCAAAAGTGTCTGTCATGTTGGATTTGGTCAAGTTGATAATCTTATCTTGGATCAGCACACTATTGGGTATCAGCAATGCGGTGCTTCCGTAAAGTAAGGTATGAAATGTGTCAAAATCCTTGACTTCAAAAATTTCATCCTGTATGGACAATACATCTCCTATCTTATAGGGTCGTTTGAAGAGCATCGCAATGACAAATTTTAGATTATGACCCACTTTTGTAAACACAAAGGACATGATGGCCACATAGCTTTTGAAGAGGTCGATGCCTTGGCCAAATGCATTCGTATAGCCGAATATTTTGGTACTGATAATGCCGCATATAGGATACAAGAAAAAGGACAAATAGAGCATCATATAGTTCAAGGATTTGATGTCTGTTTTGATTTCAAATGCCAAGAGTTTTTTTTGGAAATTCAAATCATACAAGACATCTTCCAGACTTTCCTGGCAAATGTGGTCATGCGTATGATTTGCCGTCAGCATTTCCCACACACACTCTTTTTCGATAATGGAGAGCTTGGCCGTAAACACAGAAAACTCATCTTGTGTAAGGTAAGTATGCTCTTCGTCATCCAGATAGCTGCACACATCCCAGAACACAATGTTCGCCTTACTTTCCAGCTCTGATAAAATATCGTCATCCGTACGATTAGACCATATGCGCAAGAAGTGCCGCACATCAAACGTTTTCTGAAGGACATGATGTGCATCAAATACTGACCGCATAATGTCTGTCAAAAGAAGGGTGTTTTCTTTTCTCGATATAGAATGCCACGTCTGTGCGTGCTTGGTGTAAAAGAGATAGCCAAACACTGCTATCTGTACCGCGTGAAGAACAAAAGAAACGATGGCAAACACGAGCACGCTGAGAAACACCCGCTGAAATGTACCGTGATAATACGGTTGTATTCGACAAAACATATCATCCTTCCCGCAGTGAAACAGATGATAGACGGAATACTTGTATACATAGGCCAGCCCTATAGATAGCGGTGTGACGAGCAACATTTTGATGTGCGTCTCGAACAAATACACAAAATTGGTGATGGGAAGACGAACGATCAAAGCATACATGGCATCGCTCAGAAGATGCATGGTCTGAAGGATCGCCATGGTTCCCGCGACGACATTCACGATCTGATAAGACATGACGTAATCAAAGTTGGTGCAACATGTGGCCGAAATCCAGGTGACGCACGATGTCCTTTCTGAGTCACCTAGAATTCTTCTTCTCATGATGAATTCATAGTCATTGTAGGGATCTTTTATGGGTTCTTCCGTGGACGTGCTAGGCATTGGTGGCGGTGGACTGAAAGGTGATGGTGGATGTGTATGAGGAGGAGGCGGTACTGGTATAGATGGTGATGGACTGAAAGGTGATGGTGGATAAGGTTGAGGTTGAGGCGGCAGTGGTATAGATGGTGATGGACTGAAAGGTGATGATGGATAAGGTTGAGGTTGAGGCGGCAGTGGTGATGATGGTTGTTCAATGGGGTGCGAAAATTCTGCACAAAACAGATACGCGTCAGAACTGTGTAATTGTTTGTACTCTGATATATTGCAATAGATGAGTAATGCGGTCCATATCATGTATGTCATACATTGTAGTATTATTTTACCAAGCAATGCAGGTCGTGTCATAGATAGTGTGTTTTTTATTCAGCCATCAAAATTATTTTTTTGCGTTTGTGTAGAGACACTCTAAGATATACTATGTCAAAAAAAACAAATCTCTTGAACTTGGATTGAAAGAAAGATGAGTTTTGCTGTACCAAAAAAACTATCATCCTATCAAAAAAAGAAAAGACAGCATGAGTCTCTACACACTCTGTCATCCGATGACCAAAGATATCATGACGTGCACCTATAAGAAGAAGCCCATCGCTGTAGGCTTTTATGATGCCAAACTGGCCGAGCGCTTGTCGGTTCGAATATCCCGGGATCCCAAACGCGTAAACTGTCGCCTCAGACCCGGTGGCATGCATTCCATCGCCCATGCTTTTGATGACGAAGACATCAATCACAACCTCCAAGGCTTGCAAAGAGACTTGGACGCGAGACTCATACTCCATAGAGATTTTGAGCCAGAAGAAGATGATGGTTTTGCATGGCAGATACGGTGCGTACCGGAAGATATGTTTTATGCCTATCCATTCACCGCTCATGCTGGTATCGTGATATGCTATGACGTAGATGCCGTGGATGTGCCACTACCGGCGTGTACATTTGACAAGAAGAATATTTTCCTCAAGAGTGTCGTGATCACATTTGATACACCGAGCGTGGGTCAGCTGAACAGGCTTTACAAAAGATGAAAAATAGATGCCTATAAGTAAAGAGTAAATCTGTCATGTTTTCCTGTTTCAAACCGCGTGCAAAAAAGCCCCTTCAAGCCTTGAAATGGTGTCCGTTTATGAATGATATCGGGATAAACATTATCATCATCAAAAAAGGAAAAACTCACTACAAAATCCTTGATTGTGTCCTTTCTGAATCTGTTGAACTGCGTACATACATCAATAGATCATTGGATGAGCTGAAATACAGTGGTATACGCGCATTGTTGTTGTGTCTGTTGCAGAATGAAAAAGATCTCGAGGATGTGCTCGATGTCTTCCAGCACAACAAAGAGAAATGGCAAGGTCGCGTTTATTTACATTTTGAGAATGACGACAAATCCTTTTCCAAACGAACGCTGCAATACATTGAGAATATGCAAAAATGCGGTGACGGAAGAATAGCAGGCATATTACGTTGCAAAACAACAGATTTAGATTGCCACGCGGAACATAAAAAAATGGTTCTCGAGATTCTTGTCAAGGAGATTGATAAAGACATATTCATCATCATGCTAAAAGACATCACTCAACATTTTGAAACGGAACGCGCGTTGGTAGAAATGGTACAAAGTCAACTCGATATAATGTGTGAGAGTATGCCACGCCATGTCGTCGAGTTTTTGATGACAAAAAAGAGTACAGAAATTCCCGCACACATGCAGAGCTTGACGCGATGCCACTCGAACGTCACTATCATGTTTCTCGATATCGTGGGATTTACCGTCATCGCCAAAAGAATAGGGTCGAAAAACGTCATCATGATGCTCAATCATTTTTTTACCACACTAGATAGAATGACAGATAGACATGATGTGTGTAAAGTTGAAACGGCAGGAGATTGCTATATCGTCTCCAGCGGTGTGACCAAAAATTCTACAGAGCATATGCATGATGACGTAGAATCTCAAACTCGACATGCCAAAAACATAATCGCCTTTTCCAATGATGCCTTGTGTGCCGCACGAGAGACCATCATATCTTCTTCTTTTGATAAGGAATACTTATCGGTACGCATAGGCATACACACCGGTGATATCGTTTCGGGAATGATAGGACAAAAACTTCCCAAATTCTCCTTGTTCGGCGATACCATGAATATCGCGAGTCGTATGGAAAAATGTGGAAAACCGAATCGCATACATGTATCACAAGACACATATGCTCTTTTACCCGAAGAAGAATGGGAATACACGGGAGGTGTGTTTGTGAAAGGCTGTGGACAATTGGACACTTATTTACTCGTCCATAGACAAAAAGATGATATTATATCGCCGACAAATTCCTTGACACAGAAAAGCACTTTTTTCAAATGGATAGACACCGTACAACATTCTCAAAGACTGAGTAGATTTAGATCAAGTCCCGACAAAAAAACCCGCATGTAGTCACATTTGTGTATCGATGCATACTTTTCCCAATTTTGAATATCATAATTTCAATCATATTTTTGCGATTGAAATTATCGGTCAAAATCCCGAAAATTTGAATGCACGGTTGATCATTTTTTTCAAAGTCAACAACTTGGTGATTACAAAGGTCTACTCTACTCGGTCTCAATGTCTTCCATCTCTTCTGCGTCTTCCGCAAGTGTGCAAGCTCCTCTCCTCCGTTGGACGCCTCAAGACCGCCAGAATTGGATCCAGTTTGCGAAATCCACACCTTCACATAAGGGTACATCACACCCCTACCACTTCTCCAAGATGCCTCGCCTCCAGTCTCCTTCCCTCACACCGGCGGATGATGATGCCAATAACCTCTCTACTTGCCTCAGTAATGCCATATATGCAAATGATCCCTTCCGCATCATTCCCTTGGCTATCTACAATCTCATTCTTGATAAGATGTCAGATGACCCTCTCCTCAACTATTATCTCCACTTTAATTACATCCGTGTTCTCCTCAAAGGCGGTACCGCTCATGCGCTCCTCTTCCAGCAGAAAGATACGCCCCTCTTCAACTTCTCTGACCTCGACATCGCCATCTACATCCATCCTCAGATCCCCCAGTTCATGACCGTCCGCGATGCCGTAGACAATGTCCTCTTCACTGTATTCTCCCTCCACAAAAAGACCCTGGACCATATGCTCTTCCTAGACCACTCTGACCCCATCATCAAGAACCGTTTGCTCTCTGACCATCAGATCCACCTCTTCAAATCAGCTTACGCTTTCGCCTTCTCTCAAGCTTTCCCTGCCGCAAGCTCTACCATCTTTGACGATAAGGAAACACGCAACCTCGCCTCCCGCCATTCTTTCATTATCACACCTTCTGAACATGATCCTCAAGACACTGTCGTCAGAATCGAGATCCCACATGCACCCGGCTGCGAGAAGACTCCCCTCCGCAAATCTCCTCTCGTCTACTCCTTTAACGATTCTGTCGAAATCAATACACCTGAATACACCCGCAAGTTCCATCTTCACCGCCTCAAGCTTAACAACATCATCCCCTTGCCCCACCTCGACCCCTACGTCAAGGCTTCTATGAGCACTTCAGACTCTGATCGCCCTATTACCCTTACTTTGACACCATTTGTGCAATACAAGCGCATTGCCGCGGACTTTATCGATGTATGTGTCATGGACCAAAATGACCACGAAAACATCTCTTTCTGGAACAACAACTATTCCATCATACCTGTCCCTGCATCTTCATCCGCTCCCTTCCCTCTCCTCACACCCGAATTGTCTTTCCACTTGCATGACCTCCACAACATGCTTCACTTATATGACTGTCCCGAGTCTAAGCGTGATAAGCGAGAGAAGAAGCATGCTCTGTTCTCTCAAATCCTCCAGTTTCAAACCACGTGTCTTCGGTAAAGTTCACATATGTAATAAGCAGGTAAGCCACACATTTCAAACATTCAAGTCTTGACTAATCGCATTCTTGTCATCTTCTCTTCTACTCGCAGGTTTTCTCTTTTGTACAATGTGTGTCTGTCTGTATGGGTCTTTCATTTCCATTTATCACAAAAACGAAGCTGATACCGCGACACAACCATCAAATCAAACATTCGCTCTTGCTGATAAAGTCTTTCAATGCTTGCTTTTGCGCAAGCAAAAGCGGCTCGTCTCGCGAGGAACGCAATAGCTTTTGCGAGCGACGTTCGATGTGTCGCACAACAGCCGCGTATTCTTCCTCTGAACACTCATCTTGTAGTTCTACAAAATCCATCGTCAATGTCTCGAGAGCTCGGAATTTATGCCACCACGTCTCCCGTCGCAGCTCGGCACGCTCACGATGTGCGCGCATGACATCCTTTCGCTCTCGTACCCAGCGTCGGTAGATGGGATCACAAGTAGAGATGGGCCCCATATTTCGCACCATGACATGGTCCAACGGGAACAGTCGCGTTGTCTTGCCATACTTGACGGCCACAAAAGAGTGTTGTGCGCGCATGGTCATCTTGCATCTCTCGGGAACGACGACGCCATTCATGTAAACGCTGGAAGTCTTCAAGGGCACCATCACGCGCACCCCTTGCTTCAGGTTGGTGACGATGCGCGATAGAAGCTCGTACGACATCACTTCGGAGCTCAAGTAGGATACCTTGTGCGGGATGTATGTGCGTGGTGTGTGAAAGGGGTGAGTGAGTTCCAGCTGGACACATTGTAGCTTTGCTCATACCTTGTGCGGGATGTATGTGAATGGGACCTGGATGTAGGGCTTGGAACCATGCACGACGAGCTTGTAGTCGCCTCCATTCGTCTTGCGCACGCGAGCGTATGCCGCGCTCACCACATACACCCTGTCTCTCATCTCCACCTCTATGAACAGGTCTTCTTCTCCTCTCAACGACAGGTCTGAGCAAGAAGTGGTAGACATCACGGTTGGTTCGAACAGAGAGCTTTGTTTTTCTTTTTGAATTGTGTGGGAACCTTCAAGAACATTCCATGATCGGGTGGTAATCCCCCCACCGGGTGCAGCTGCTTACATAGGAATTCATTTTTATTATTTTTCATCTTGCTTACAGCGTGGCAAAGTTGATGAACATGAGAATCCGCATGGTCTATCTGTCTTGCATCTTGCCAAAGAACAAGCAACAGGAATCTTCATGGTCTATCTGTCTTGCATCTTGCCAGAGAACAAGCAACATGAGAATCCGCATGGTCTGAGCCACAAAGGAACTGGTGCACGCGCTCTCAGTCAGTGGCGTCCTCCTGCAAGTAAAAGAGAGAGGGATTATGTATATGAGTTCCGTAAGAAATGCGCGTGCTCCATGCTTTCTGCACCGTGCGTGCTCACCTCTTCTTCCTCCATGCGCGCCTCTGATGCTCCTCTGGGCTTGCTACACTGCTCCCTGTACTCTCTCACCCAGCGCTGGTAGATGGGGTCCGTGGTAGAGATGGGGCCACCATCGCGGATCATCACTTCCTCTGGGGGATGCATAGACACGGTCCCATCACTGCATGACTGCACTGCCACCCGCTCTTCTGTGCACTTGGCGGGGATGACGGTGGCATCCATGAAGACCATTCCTTTGTCAC